ACCCGGGCACGCGAGATTATAAAACTCGGCGAACGATTTGGGTGCTCCGAGGAATCGATGAAATTTCTGGACAACGGTGGCTCCGTTGCTGACTTCCGAGCGTGGGTATTGGATAACAAGTGCCAAAAAGGTCCGGCGATTCGCCAGATCGATTCTCTTTGGGGAACAAAACCAAAAGAACGAGCTCAGTACAATATCTGCAAGGCTATCCTTGAAGGGGCTCAACATCTTTCCGGGTTCGAGAAAGAGATGCATCAGGAGATAGGAAAAAAGACCGGCAGAGAGGCTACCGGATTTTTCGTTCCTGAATTTGCATTCATGCCTCAGCGCAGGGATCTGTCGGCCGGTACACCGTCAGCCGGTGGCGACCTAATCATGACCGAGGTCGAGCCAAGCTTGATTCCATATCTCCGTCACAAGATGGTTTGCGGGAGAGCGGGCGCCATGATGCTTGGCGGTCTCACTGACAACATTGCGTTGCCCAGGCAGGTGAGCGCGGCCACTGCTTCATGGGTTGGTGAGAATGTGGCCACAACCGATACCACCCAATCCTTTGACCAGGTCGGATTAAGTCCGAACCGATTGACCGGCGCTACTGCATTTTCCAAACAGTTGCTGCAGCAATCAGTTGTCGATGTTCAGACAGTGGTCCGGGATGATTTGCTTAGGATCATTGCTCTGGCCCAGGACTTGGCTGCATTGACCGGCAATGGTTCGGGAGCTGTTCCTACCGGTATCTTGTCCACGCCGGCCTCAGGGGGAGCAACTGCGTATGACAACGTTTCGACGCCGGTAACGTTCGCTTCCGGTTACCCGACTTGGACCAATGTTGTCCAATTCGAGGGAAATGTTGAGTTGAGCGATGTTTCTCTGGATGAGTCCGCATCCTATGTGGTCACTCCAGATACTAAAACGTTGTGGAAGACGATTGCCAAATCCGATCCTCGAGCGACCAATCAATTCTATCCTAGCTTTATCTGGGAAGATGCCCCGGGCGGCGGACCAGACGGACGCGTGAACGGATACAAGGCATTTTCGACCAACCAGCTCAGTGGATCGCTTCCTTCTCCTGCGAGCGGGGCAACTTCTTCTTCTTCCAAGCCGGTTATTTTCGGGAAATTCTCTGACCTGATTATCGCGACCTGGGGCGGACTGGATCTGTTGACTGATCCTTACAGCCTGTCTCTCAATTTCCAGATCCGGGTAGTGATCAATCTTCTGTCCGATATCGCTCTGAGATACGGGCCGGCATTTACTTATTCGACCAATTCAGGGCTCGCTTAAAAATTTCTCGTTGCGGGGGGAAACTAAAAGGCTTGGAGTTCGCCATGGCTCCAAGCCTTTTCCTTTTCGGGTACTTAAGGGAAAGTGCAGATCAGAGAAACATTTCTGCGGGGATTTCGGAACATCCTCCGAATTGACGGCCAGGAGCACGAGTTCACATTCTCAACGCCGGATGGAAATAGCTCCTACTCTTACCCGTTGACCGTTCTCTGGATCCGGGACACCTCGCAGAATTTGGGGCCGCACACGCACGGAATGAATGTCGTGGCGTACCAGGACGTTCGGGTATTCCAGATGCTCGAGGAAGACGTCCCGGATGGCGCCAGGTTAATCGCAAACGACTTCCTGACGATTGACGGCACGCAATACCGCATCATGTCGGCCCGAATCAAAGACGGGATCTGGAACGTGATGCTTTCAACAACCGGAACCACATGATCCAGGTAGAAATCAAGGCCGACATCAACCTGGTCAGGAAGCAGCTCGGTGCGTTCCCGGGTGCCGCGAAGTGGGCGTTACAGCAATCGATTCTCAAAGCATTGCGTCAGGGCCGAACCAAGGCAGCACAAGCGGCCGCCGGCAGCAAGGGGCGATACACGATTCCCTACACTTGGGTTTTGAGGCAGATAGGGACGCCAAGAATTTCTGGGCTGACCGGGTTTATGAAAGCGTCGGGATCAAAAGCGCCGCTGTCCATGTTCCCGTTCAAAGACATCTACCCTTACGGCGTCGCCGCGCAGGAGCTCAAACCTGAGTACGGCTTGCCAGTGAATATCCGGCATGCATTTGGCTGGAATGCATTTGTCAGAGCTGGCCGCGGTGCTCCGCGATTCCCCATCCACCGAATGGTCGGTCTGTCCGCTCCCCAGATGATCGGGGAACAGAGCGAAGTTTTGCCCAAGATTGAGAAGAGCCTCGCGGAGGATCAACAGGCTGAGCTCGGCCGACTCATGTACCAGATTGTTTCCGGCAACCTGAAGAGGTTCTCACCGCAATGATACCCCTTCTGTTACGCAACACACTTTTGGACCTCGAGCGAGTCCTGGTTGAGAACGTGGAAATCTGGACCGCAGATTTCCTACTCAAATCGCCTTTGGATAAAGGGGCTGTCCCGGTTCCACCTACAATTTATCAGGGGTACGTTCCATCGATTGCAGTAGGCCAGAACATGGTTCCCAAGGCTCCTAGCATCGCCATCAAAGCCATGGCCGGGCGGTGGAAACGTGAATACGGGAAAGCCGAAGTCCATTTTGCCATATTGACATGGGACCCGGATGTCTCACGCGCCGGCTACCAGGACCTGCACAATCTCGGGTGGCGAATCATGAACGGTCTCTACGAGCAGGGACCGTATACCCAATATTTTCAAATGACCGACGAAGAGCTCCTCTTCGAGCACATCGAGGACCCGGACGTAGACTTCTTTCCCTATTTCACGGCCCACATTCAGGCCGAGTTCGGCATTGGAACACCGGTCCCAAATCATGCGCCATACGGCGACGTAGGCCCCGATACGATCAAAGTTTCAAGCGAATCATCGTTTATGCCGTGAGCGCGCGTAATTAACGTTTGATGGCGGATTTAATGATCTATATCGGACCGAACGACAAGCCCCGAGGGCTTTCTTACGGCACCAAATTTCGTACGCCCTACCCGGAACACGTTCAGGCAGCGATCACCGCCGATCCGACCCTGGCCAAACAGTTCATTCCGTTTTCCAAGTTTGTGACGATGGCGTTCCCGGGCACGAAAAAGCTGCCCAAATCTGCGCCTGCTTCTAGTCCGGTTACTATTCCTATCAGGAACCATTCCACTCGGAATATTCTCCCCAAAAAATAGACTATGCCACAGCGCGGAGTAATCCCGAGTCAGGTTCCAACAAGCCTTCTGGAGGTTGATCAATCTCCGAGCGCTGTTGTTTTCGGTGTTGGAATTGCGCCGGTGCATTCGGTCCCTGGTTTCGCGTGGTCGCCGAGTGGTTATGCCACGGTCGTTAATCAGTTGGTCCTTTGCGAGGATCCCGGGGATTTTACGACGCAGTTGGGCCTGAGCTCTCAGTTCGGCCCGGGTGTCACGCCGGCGTACGGCCTGGCCGAAATTTACGACGCGTGTTTTGTCGAGGAGAACGTAGGGCCAATCGTCGTCGTAAACGTCTGGGATCCGTACTCGATGAGTACTCTGGTTACCCAGGCGGCGCTTACCATTAACGCGCAATCGGAGATCCCAATTACTGGCGAAGTCATCCTGGCCAGCCTGAATGTCAAAGGCGTCTCAAACACGCAGTATGTTCAGGGTGTCGATTACACTTTCGCCTACAACGACGAGACGTTGCAGACTGGAATTATCACGGTTCTGCCGACTTCGGCGATGCTGGCCGAGGGGAGTGTGACCGTGAAATTCAACACGCCGGCGCTCGCGGATGTCACATGGGAAGACATCGTCGGCGCCGTAGAAACCAATGGCCAATATACCGGTCTGGAACTGCTGGATCAGGTGTTCGACACATTCTCTATCGACCCGATGTCGGTATTGACTCCGGGCTTTTCGCATCTGCCGCAGGTAGCCGCGGCGAAGCTGGCGCGGTGCCTGAACATTCAGAACGGCCGTAAACAGGCGATTTCGTACGATGACATTGACCACAATGCGGTCACTCAATACTCGCAAATTGAAGCGTGGAAATCCTCCAACAATTATGAGAGTTCCTCCCAGATTGTTTCCTGGCCGAATGGGACGTTGGGGAACGTCAAGTTTTACCACGGCTCAACCATTGAGGCTGTAATAGACGCTGTCACCGATGCGCAGTTCGGGAATATCCCCTATGCTGTTCCATCAAACAAAGAAGCCTTCATCACCGGGACCATTTTAAAGGCCG